AACTCAAGCAATCCATTCTGGTAGTATTGTGCCTCTGCCTTGATGCTTGGATCAAAGTCAACAAAATCAGATTCTGTGTCGCTTATCTTTTCAGTTGCACTCAAGGTGAATACACTCAACATCAGAGATGTGTTGTTCTTTGTCCCTGGTAATGTGATGGTCTTTGACTTGTTGCCCTTCCTTGCATTGAGATCCTTGATATCACTGATATTGAATGTCAATGGAAATGGAGCATCTTGATCTATATCAACCAACCTCCCATTTATAAATAACTCTCCAGCCATTAGTTAAGTTGAGATCTATATGTGAATGTTCTATCTATGTTGATAGTCTCTTGAATCAGACCATCTCTTCTGCGTTGCTTCAATGTGTAGTTTGAATTCGTTACCTTAACTGGCTCAAACTCAGTTCCATTCTCTCTCTCAAGATATACCAATGGACTATCATACAAAGATTTAACCAACCATTGTTGAATGTCCTGGTTGATCCAATCAGAGTTCAATGTCAAAGTCTCAGTCTTAGTCTTGGCAAAGTTAATTGCTTGACCAGCATACAATGGATATGTGTAGCTTGTGCCATCCCATACTCCAGGATCTCTCTGATATCCATAGCTTTGAACATTTGCAGCTTCGGTTGAAACAAGACTGAATGTGAATGAATCAAATGATCCAAACTTATTCAACCAATGCAGTCTATATGTATCATATCTCTTGCATTCAGTATCCATGTAAATCTTGAATGTCTCTGTTTTAATTGTCCTTGGAATATCCCTTAAAAATATCTCATAGTAATAACATGTGTCAAAATTATTTTGAGTAATCGTTGTGTTGGCAATAATAACTTGAGGCCCAACATTAACAATGTTATATTCATCTGTACCAACAGAATATGAATCACTAACAATTGTTGATCCACTTATATCTTTCAATGCCACTATCATCTCAAGTGATGTGCCTTGACTGTTATAATATCCCAGATAGAAATTCTCATCATTACCACAAAGAGCTCTTTTTGATCTTGGAAAATATGTTAAGAATAAAGCATCATTAGTAAAGTTGAGATCATAATCTTGATAATCAAAAGCAATCCATTGTGGATATTCAAGAGCTGCATTGAAAGCACTAATACCAGAGCTGTTTGTTGATGAAGCTATTATAACAGCTGGTGGAGTTCCATATTTTTCATAGACTGTGATTGACACTGTTGGCATTGTAACTGGAGTCTCAATATCTGTTGATATTGGTGGATTGCTCAACACACTCTGCACAGCCTCAGATACATCGATACGGCCAAGAGTATTAAATTGCCTGAATACCTCTTGAGTCAATCTCAATTGTCCATCAATATAAACCTCAACAACAAAGCTGAAATTAGGTTGTGCAGTCTGATCACTGCTAAATGTGAACACCAAAGGATTGCCAGCTGATGCAATTAGTTGTGGCTCATCATATATGGTTATTGCCATGTTTCTGTATTTTTATCAAATTTAATTTCAAACATCAACCCGGTAATCTCAGCCAAGTCATTTGCTATCTTAGTCAACACCTCATCAGTGATGACATTGTCAGTGATTCTCTTTGGCTTTAATCCTCGTTGCTTGATGTTGGATGCAACAGCATACGCATGTGACATCTCAAGTCCTTTCCATTGACTGATCGCTGTTGCCATGTTATGAGATACACCAGGATAGTTGAATGAGAATTGACTACCATAGTTGTTGGTCCCAACAGCATTCACACCTTGATCCACAAATGGATAGTAATCATCAGCCTCTAATCTGAATGACAGCTGTCCAGTTGGAACTGGGATGATGGATGCTGCCAATCCTCCAGTATTGTTGGCAACTTTCTTTGTGTAATCTCTGAACTCTGTTGCAAGCTGATTGGATATCTCAATTAAGAATCTATCATATACGCTTGCTGGTTGCTCAGCATCATTGGCTGATATCCCAAAGTCATCAAGAAAATCAAGATCTGCCATTACTTAATATGCGTTGATGTTCTTTTTCATCCACTATCTTAAAGTAGTTCATCCAGAATAAAGTCTTTACATAAGGCTGTTGCGTAACTTTGTCCACACTGATTCCCATTTCTTTGGATAGTCTATGTAAGATAGTTGTCCAATTAAACCACTCCGAATCTTCTGGTCTTGAGCTATCTGCATCATCTCCATCTTCGCCCTCGCTGTCTGAATTCCTAAGATAGCCATCCTCCGCTTTTCTGATAAGTCCAAAAAAAAACTAAAGAAATTTAGAAACTCATCACCAGGGAAATGTTCCTTGAATAATTTATATCTATCCTCATTTGGATTCAGCACTCTACCTCTGTCATCCTCTTGGCAATACTCCATCCCTTTCTCAACATACATGATTGCAAGAGCTTGACATGGATCTTGGCTGATATCCTCAATCAGTTTTAAGTCAATGATCTGTCCAGTTGAAACGTGTCCAAAGTTTTTCTCAAATCTGAATTGCTTGCCTTCAATCTCAATGATCTCATTTGGCTCCTGGTAATTATAAGATGTTAATATCTGGAGCATGTGAGCAGATGCAGCTTGAATGCTGTTTACATCAGCTCGCTTGATTCTGTTGATTGACTCTCCAGAAAATAAACTTAGCAACTGACATTGGAAGATTAGAAACTGAGTGATGTCATCCTTCTGGTCCTTCATTGCCTCTGCCATCATCAGCCACTTGGCCATCTGATCTGGAGTGCATTGACTTATTGATGTCGGTAGTTTTATCTCAAGTTCTTTCATACTCTTAAAGCCATATACCTTCCTCTGTTGCTGTATTCCTTTCTGCAGTTCCAAGCCAATGCTGTTGAGATGACACCATCATCATGCAATCCAGCTGGCGCAGAATAAGTCACGTTCCTGGTATTTGGATTGTAAATATAAGAAAAATTCTCAAGCTCATCTATCAACCATTGTTCATTCACAATTGATATTGCTGATTGCTCAAATGCCACAGCAAGATCCTCAATGATGATCGGCTTTGTTTTGGAGGTAGTGACAAATGGATGAATCATATTCTTGCACCTGGTTGCCAGCATCTCAAAGAATACATCACCTTGATTATTGACCTCCACCAATGTGGTTGCATTGTATTGCTTAATCAGTGTTGCCACCTTATCAATGATCTTGCTCCACTCATCATGGCGCCATCTGTGAGCAGCAACCATCTGTCCATCCTGGTTGATGATTGTGAGCACAGTGTAATCATCAGCTCTGCCAATATCAAGACCAGCATACATCTTTGATGTCTTGGCTCCAGTGCCAATGCAATCAGATACATTCCTAAATATACCACTGGCATTATCAATGAACTCAGCCAGATACTCTTGCCGGAACACATAATCTGGTAGGGATCGCTTTCTCTCATCCAACTCCCTTGGATCAATCATTGGATTGTCATAGGATGTGAAATGAAAGTAAGCATATCTCTCATCATAGTTTGGCTGCATGCAAAGCTTATGGAAATGATTCCTCCCTTTTGGAGTTGATATAAAGATAATCTTCTTTCCTTTTACCAGAACTGTTGCACTCAAGACCTCATCCCAAAGCTCTGGTCTGGTGAATGCCATCTCATCAACAACCATGTAATCAAATGTATTACCTCGGATATTATCTGGTCTCTCTCCAGAGAAGAACTCAATTGTTGAGCCAAAGCCTGAGATCATCAAGTCTGATCTATTGAAAGTAAACAATCCACTGGCTGTGGTTGCCCTCTCCATTTCAGAGAATACTTTCTTGCCTTGCTTATAAACTGGAGTAACCCAAGCAATCTTGCAACCTTTGTCATTGATTGCCCACCAAAGTAATTGGTTGATGCCGAGCATTGTCTTGCCAAACTGCCTTCCTATGTTGAGAGCATAGTATTTTTCGTGACCATGGTTTATGGCATCATGAATGCTTCTTTGATTATCATGTGGCTTGTAGCCTTTGATTGTACTCATCACAACAAAGATAATGAAAAAACCCGCTAAGTGTGGGCGACCGTGTTTCACAATCCATTAACCATAGCGGGTGTATTAAAATGATCTGGCAACTGTTCAAATGGTAAGTACCCAGATACCTCATTCAAAATCAAACTTCTCTACATTACGAGTCTCAACTTGTTGACGATCATGCATGCCGAGTCTGTTCTTTGCATAGAAGATTCCTTTGCCTTCATTTCCCACAATGTCAATGGCTAAGCCTTTGAATAGGTTGTCTATTTTTTTGATAGTGTCAGATTTGAGTTGATCATCAGAATCCAACCATCTGTAATAAGTATCTCTTGAAATAGCTTTATCCTTTCTGACAATAGGAATCCAGATTCTAAGGAAATAGTCTATCGTTGGAATATGTCTATCTAACACCATTACAATATCTCCTTTATTAGATATCATTTCTTTCTTATGGTTAAGACACTCCTCAATATAGATATGAGCAAGTTCCTCCAGATGTATTATAAACTCATCGGAATATGCCATTGTTCTTAATATATATTATTGTTCGATTATTTGCAATACTTAACATAGAAAGTATATGGTACAACTTTAAGCTTTGCAAG